GGTATTGATTGAGTCAAGGACCATACCAATACTCCACAGCACAAATGGCTGTGAACACTTCAGGTAAAACGAGGTTACCACAACCTGCATCTGAGGATTACACCCAGTATGCGAGGAATACCCTTAAAAATTTAAACAATGTGTATGAAAAATTTGCGGTCCGGGGACCTGTGTTGGCGCTTGTGCGCCCTGCCCAGTTCAGCAAATTAGTTATTACATCGGATGGCGGGTTACAGCATAGTGAGCTAAAGGGGATTAAAGTCCTCTGCGACCCCGTCCTACAACGCAGTTATGCGTCGGGAAATGTAAAGGCAGCCGCCCTATTGAGGGCATGCTTGTCACCAACATTGGAGATGAAGGAGTCTAATAGTGGTTACGTAGTCGGTGACCGGGGGTCTCTTCTCACTTGTGGGGACGTTGAATCCAACCCTGGACCCATCGGCTCTTGGCTTCGAGGAGTTGTACCTGTTATATACAGGAAAGCTGCTGACGCATCATTGGTGCAGTCGGTGGTCACTAAAACCGGAAGTGAATTGTTTGCTGAGGCATCCCGCCGCAACGCTCAGGTTGCCGAGGGCATCTGGGCGGTTGCTTCTCGCATGAAGTGTCGAGACATGCACAAGTATGGTGGGCGTTATAGCAAACTGAGCCAAAAACAAGCTAAGCTTAGTGGGCGTCTCGCGACTGCGTCTAGGCAGGCTGAGACTAGGGCTCACGCGTTCCAAAAGGCTTGGAATGTTGCGCATAATGCTAAGTTAGCAGCCCGCAAAGGAGGACTATTCGCGCTTTTTGGCGCTGGAGTGGTCCTCTCAAACGAAACTAAGCCCCAGGTCTCTTGTGAACCAGCCGATAACACGGCCAGCTCTGTTCACCCCCTGGTGCACGAAACGACCCGTGCTCGTAGGTCAGCCGCCACAGGAAGCGCCATTAACACCATTAGCGGAGAGCCAATTTACCCCGCAATGGAGATCCTATACGCCGCGAGCGAATTGGAAACCACCAACCCAGAGTACTGGGGAAGATTGTATGTGCGAGCCTTTAAGTTTACGCTTGTGCATTTCATGCAAAGCCACAACCTCGAGTTCCGAAAGCAGGGGAGAGGAGTTGCTATCGGGTTCCAAATCCCCGCCTCCTCCAAAACCATCCCTAACGCAGACCTTGTTGCGGTATTTGTCGAGTATGTTGACGCACTTAGGTGCTGCCATAATGTCGCCTCTGAGTGTGGTGACTGGTCGGATAATACCGTCTGGCAATACAATATTAAGGGCATCACTTGCGCTTACGTCGGCGACGTGCTTTTACACTCACTTGAGAGGTTACAGATACATCCTTCGCTTTTGTCGAACAGACTTAGTTCTGTTTACACAGAGTGTGCTGAATTTGCTACTACAGAGGATTGGTCTCAAGAGCTTACGGCTCTCACTGGACACCACCATCTCTCTGCCCTTTGTGATCCCTCAATTTGTCAATATAGTGGATTATGCGCAACTCTCTCAAGCACTGCAGCATACAAGGACGCACACGAGGTCAGCTACCTTCTTAAATGTATCTCACATTCCAGATCAGTTGCTGCGGTTCGCGGAAAAATCATGGATCCGACAACAACTACGGCATGTGGATCTAATGGGACCGGCGGAAGTGGTCGAGTTCCAACATTGGCTGTCCAACAGGCTAGTAGACCTGTATCCTACGTGGCGGCCGTTGCTGGCTGCCCTAGGTCTGATAGCCCTGGCCTGGTGTTTGACCCCAGTGGCGAGAGTGCTACTGGAGGAGGGGGAGGAGAAGGACCCAGTTGTACGCAATCTCACGGCGGTTCTCAGGAGTCATGCAATCTTTTGCCACCGGACAGCCGGGACGCGCAGGATGTTGGCGGACAGAGCGTCAGCATGGCTAAGGAAAGAGCACCCGAATATGGAGGAGCACATGAAGCCCGCACTGGTAGCCAGGGCGGTGGCCTTAGCGATGATTCCTTGTCGGGAAGAGGTCGAGTCTCTGATAGACCAGCAAAAGAACTCAGCATCCCTTTGGTGGGTGACCAATCTCCTGAGGTCAGGATGGAACAGTCCGTGGGAGTGGTTGCTGGGAAGAACAATCCCGACAAAGTAGCAACTAAAGTGGGTCATAAGACCGGGCGTTTGCGACCCGGCGGACCCACCCGTTCGGGAAAAAGCCAGGATAATAGAACCGGAATTGATGACGGAGCAGTGCGACTACCCGAAGCGGCAGATGTTATCCCTACAATTCCCGGAACCTTATTGGAGCCTTTGGGCCCACGAGGATTGCAGCCACAACCAGCTGCGAGCTGTGAAGGGAAGAGTGCTGGGAAAAGTACCACCGGTAACCCCGGTGGCAACGTCAATGTTGCTCCCAGTGATGGCACTCGTAGCGTCGAGTTTACAGCCGTCAACTGCACCTTTGAGCTTGGAAGAGTGTATATCCGAGTTCCCGCAGAACAGGAGGAGGCGTTACGCGACGGCACTCTCAGAGTATTTGTCGCGAGGTTTGACCCCAAAGGATGCCACGGTCAAGGCGTTTGTGAAAATGGAGAAGTTGCAAATACTCCTAAAACACGGGGACCCTCGACTCATACAGTCCAGGGGGACAGTGTTCCACCTGTTGTTCTCAACGATGACCAAACCCCTAGAGCACGCTCTCATGCACGTAAGCGATCCCGAAACAAACCTACCAATGGTGGCAAAGGGCCGCAATCTGGATCAGCGAGCAGCCCTACTTCAGCGGATGTGGAGGCTGTACGAACGGCCGGTGAGCATATCGTTCGACCTCAGCAGGTGGGACATGCACGTGCAAGTCCCGTTACTCAGCAGGGTGCTGGAGATTTACAGCCAACACGTGACCTGCCCGCTACTGCTAGATATGTGCCAGAACCTACTCAAGAACGTGTGCTACACAAACAAGGGCATACGATACCACGTCGATGGAGGAATCATGAGTGGGGATATGACGACGGGTCTCGGGAACTGCATTGCAGTACTTGTCATAGTTATGTCCTTCCGGGACGTTATAAGAAAGCTTGCTACCACGAACGAAAACAGCACGCTCGACGTGTTGGGGGCACTGCCCTCAAGTACGGCAACCCAAGATCAGGAGTTAGTTCGGAAGTTAGTAGAGATAAGTCCCCGTCTTCGGGCCGCTCAGTTGAGACTGGGGTGGCTAAGCATATTAGACGACGGCGACGACCACGTGATAATTTGCGAGAAGGAACACACGTGGATATGCGAACAAGTTCTCCCTCTGTGGTGGACAGCCATGGGTCACTCCCTGAGAGTGGACGGCACGGCGGAGGATTTCGAGAACATAGAGTTTTGCCAACACAAACCATGGAATGGCGCAACTCGGCTTACAATGGTCCCCAATCCAGCAAAAGTTTTGCCCAAGTCGTGTACGGTAACAGGGAAGTACATCAGCAGACCCCAATCGTACCTCCGTACGGTCTGGACCGCGAGGGCCATCCTTCATATGGATATCCCGCTCCTTGGGCCGTTTTTCCAGAACAATGCCAAGCAACTGGCTGGAGCCCCCCTCATGGAAGTGGTCAGCTCGGAATTCCAACATATCAACTCGTCCCTACATTACCTTATGAGATACCACGCCAGTGGCATGTACCTGCCGGCCCAGCAGAAGGTAGACGAGATGGACAGAGTGCTGTTTTGGCGAATGTGGGACATTTCGCCAACGGAGCAGTGTAAATGGGAAACGACACTCGCTCCCAAGAATACCAACGTTTCCGATATTGACTGGCCGTCAGGGTATTGAGATCATGCAGAATTTACCAGTACCCAATGGAGAGTCACCTCCTAAAACTGACGAAGTTAGGGATTCGCGCCGTAACAGCGATGACGAAGAGCCAGAATATCCGCGGGGTGACCCCATCGAAGATCTAACAGATGATGGGGATATCGAGAAGAACCCCGGACCTGCCTCAGCAAATCAGGCAGGGAAACGATTGGAGCCTAGAAAGCGAACTAGGTCAATAAGGAGTCGACAAGACTTGGACACCATGCACAGAGTTGTTGTGTCTGTCGATGTTGACTCTCTCACCACGCTTATGGGGAACATCATGACACTTGCAGGGTCAGGTGGTCGGGGAAGCTTGCTGACCGCAGGCGATGTTGAAAAGAACCCTGGGCCCCAGATGACCCGCGAGAATAAAGCGCCCAACATGAGTGTTCGAGCCCAAAACGTCACTGTTTCCAACAGCAGACGTAGGCGTAGGAAAAATCGCAAACCCCGCAAACAGGTTGAGCAGGCTACCATCTTGAAGCCACAATTGCTCCCGGGGGAATCTGTCGCACCTAGCGGTGGCCGTGGAACCATGGACCCTCCGGTCCACGAGATTTGCGCGCAGTCAATAGACCCCAGTGAAGGGGCTGTCGGCTGGTTCTATAAGTACATGGACCCTGCAGGAGCGGTGGAAAGTGGTAAAGCGCTCGGCGAGTTCTCCAAAGTGCCTGATGGCTTGTTGAGATACAGTGTTGATGCCGAGCAGCGACCCATTGTAACAATCGAATGTCCGACCGTCTCAGAGTCCGACTTGCCCTTGGACGGCAAGCTGTGGAGAGTGAGTTTTATCTCATTCCCGGCTTTTCGATTGAACTTCATTGCCTTAGCGAATATTAACAATGAAGCTTTAACATTAGAAACTCGAAACACGTTCATCCAAACCCTTAATAACATCACCAATTGGCGTGACTTAGGCACAGGTCAGTGGGCGCAATTTGCGCCGGGATGGTACTACTCTATTTATGTACTGCCCAACACCTACGCAATGGCTGAGATCGGCGATAGGACTGACAGTGTTACCCAGTTTAGGAAAGTGTATAAGGGAATTACTTTCGAGTTCAATGCCCCCACCCTAATTGATCAAGGTTGGTGGGTGGGTGCACACATCCCTGTAAAGCCACAATCAGAAACCATCCCTGCTGCTGAGAGGTTCTCAGCTGGTTCAATGACAGTTTCCGCTTCAAATGCTATCTTCCAACCATCTAACACTGTCGCCAGAATTGTTTGGAGCATAACGCCGCTCCCGGTAGCTACAGTAGCTTTGACTACTGGAACTGGAGGCACTAACAATACAAGCGGAAAGTTCTTCAGTGTGGAGATCGATGGTAACGTCAACTCAGTGTGGACTTTTACCGCCCCAGCTTCCATATTAGCGGAAGGTGAACCTTTTGCAGAGGAAGGAGACACAACTTCGTTTTCAATGACGACTATCACGGCAGATACTGTTGTGTACTCAGTTAGCAGTTCTTTGACTGGGTCATCCGTAATTGTGAGAGGTGTGACGAAAGGGTCTGGCGTCAGTATCACTCCTGTCACTGTAGGTATAGATACCGAGGCTGTAAATCGGTTGAGTATTGAGATGCCAGCCCTGACAACAGAGGAAGTTACAACAAACGTCCCGAAATACGAGCAGTTCCTATGTAAAGAATCCGGAGGGGCATACATTGTTCACTATAAGATGAACAACCCTGTGTTTGAGATGACTGGGGAAGAAAACTTCGGTGGATTCCAATTCCACTACCCAGGATATGATCCGGAAAATAATGCACTAGGTCTAAGAGGCATTGTAGACACCTTCGAAAACAACTTCAGTAGCGCAGTGGTCCACTTCTGGGGCATTAGCCAGTCTGCCACCATTGTTTGTAAGACATATGATGGATGGGAGGGGACCACAAACGCTGGATCCACTGTGGGTCAATTTGCCCACACTGGGGCTGAGGAGGAAGATGAGGTAGTCCAATTAGCCAACCGGTTGCAGATGGAACTAACCGGAGTTTACCAGGCTGATGATAACTTTGCCGGCACTGTGAGCGCTTTGGCCAGTATCGGCTTGGGACTTCTAGGTAAAAGCTCGGCAACACCGTCAGTTATTAAGGGGATCGCACAACAAGCGGTCGGCGCTGTACAGGCTAACCCTGGTATCTTAGAAGGCGCGGTGAAAGCCATTGGTTCAGTTGGAGCAAGGCTAGTCGGGTCGATTAAGGCACGTCGCGCGAGGCGCCGCGCTAGACGAGCCAAGTAAGTGGGCCACTTCGGTGGATAAGTAGACCCTGTCTCCGGGCAGGTGTGGAAAAGAGGTACTCCAACCTTAAAAGGAGACTTAGTATAGAAAACAAAACAAAATCCCCCCACCC